CATATCAGTTATATGACAACTCTGCAGGCACAGGAACTCCAGTTGCAACTGGTAGAAATAAAGCTAACGTATTCACAATCTCTGTAACTAACTCTACTGATTCTACTCCTAAAACATATTACGGAAGAGTTGCAGTAGTTAATAGTGCTGGAATAGTTGGCACATATACTAGTCTTGTTTCATCTGGTGCAACGCCATTGATTGGCGAACAATACATAAGCAGTTTGACTGCAGCTAAAATTACCACAGGAACATTAGGGGCACACACAATAACTTTAGGTGGGACAAACTCCGTTATTAAATCATCCACTTACGATGGATCCTGGAATGGATCTCAATGGACCACAGGAGATAATGGATGGTTAATATCTGGATCTGGTCAAGCAATATTTTCAGCTACTCAAATTAGAGGAACGGTTGCAGCTGGTTCCATAAATCTTAATACTCATAACTATTGGCTTCCAAATTCTTCAAATCCAATTTTTAAAGTTGGCAATGCAACTAAATTTTTTGAATGGGATGGAAACAACGTAAGAACTACTGGAACTGTAATCACTAATGCTACAGTTAGTGGTGGAACAGTAGGCGGAATTGCATCTGGTACTGCTTCTTTATATTTTGGAGCAAACACTTATGCAAATGCTAACACACCATTTTATGTAGATACATCTAGTAGATTTTCTCTAGGAGATAAATTATACTTTGATGGAGCAAACTTAACAGTCAATGGTGGTGGGATTTTTACGGGTACATTACAAGTTGGAAATGTTGAGCTTGGGAATAATGTAGGCCCTGGTAGTGGCCACCATGGAATATCCCTATCACCCAACGACTTCAACAATATTTTTCTTAGAAGAGAAAGTGACGGTGTCTATTTCTTTAGAGTCAATAGCGGTGGAACAAATTCTTTAACTTTTGATTCATCAAGCGGTGTTCTTACTATTACGGGCACAATTAACGCATCTGCTGGCACAATTGGCGGATGGACGATAGGATCGTCTACTATTAGTGCAGGAGGAACAACGATCAGCTCTAGTGGAAGAATCACTATTGGTTTGGCTTCCGATTCTGCGCTAACGCTCAACTCAGGATCAGACATTTCCATGTATGCTGCTAGTGGCGGTACGAGCAGTATATTTTTCTATAGAGATGGTTATGGCGGAACGGATTGGGATTCAAAGATTGAGCAATCTGCTGCTGGAAACTTCATCGTTTATGGTAACGACTTTAACGGAAACTACTATGCGACACTACTCGTTAGATCATATGCATATTCCGGGATAGAAGCCCGAAGTGTTGATCGTGGTGTTAATGATGATACATTAGCCGTAACAAGAGTTTGGACAAGTACTGCCGGTTATAATACTGATCTTGCCGTAGCCGGTGGTACGCAGATGATTCAATTTTTTAAAAAGAATAAGACTCTTACCTCAACAGGTGTTGGGTACATTAGAGCATTCAATGCTTCAACAGCACCATCTTTTGTTGCAGGGTCTGATGAAAGATTAAAAGACAATATTGAGGTATATAATACTCCGTTAATTAATGACATAAAAAATATTAATGTTTATGACTGGCATGATAAAGATGATGTTTTAAGAACAAATAAAGTTATTGGATTTTTAGCTAAAGAATTTTACCCAAAGTACACTACTGTCATCGTAGGAAAGCCAGATGAAATAGATGACAATGGCAATCCTGTTTATATGAGATTGTCTAGAGAAGATTTAATTCCTCATATGTTTGGAGTCATTAAGCACCTTGTTAATAAGGTAGATGAATTAGAGAGAAAGCTTGAAAATGTATAGTTTAAAAACAATTGATGATTTATACGCAGTTGTAGACGAGCAAGAGAATGTTGTTGCCTCATACCAGTATAGGGCACAAGCAAAAGATCATCTTGTAGCATTAAGAGAAGGTATTGAATTCATTCCTCGTTCTGCTGAAATATATCAAGATTTAGGGTAATCAATAATTGACGGCACAAGTTGATCAACTGGAATCTCGTCTGGTATAATAATTGTTATGAATGAATCAAATTTAGACATCAACCTTATAGTCCAGTCTTTTCAAGAAAGAATTGGAATTCTAATAACAGAAGTCGTAGTTAAAGACGCTACAATTAAGCAGCTTACTATGCAACTTCAGCAAAGTCAAGAGAAATCAGACGGGTTCGATATGCCCGCAGAAACCACAAAGAGAGTAAAATAATGACAAAGAAATCAGTATTACCAGAAGAACTGGCAGAACAAGTAGAAGAAGCTCTCGTAGCTGAAAAAGAAATGAATATCACCATTAAGATTACAAATTCTAATCTTTCTTACAAGAGTGATTTTACAGAACCAGAGACAGTTTTCTGGCTTGAAGCTATTAAAGATATTATTATCAAGAAAACATTTCAAGAGTCCGAAAGACAAAGCTGAATTTAAAGAATAATAAACTGTACTATACAGTATTATCTTTAGAATTTGGAGCTAATTAGCCTATGGCACTACGTCAATATTTACCCTTCCAGAAGTCTGAGCTGTCTGAGTTTGATTTTGAGTCAGCTCAGCTAGCTCCAGAAAAAATTGGATCACTTAGCAAAGCAATGAGAGTCGCAGCTTTTGCTTTGGGCTATCGTGGCGTAAACTATTATTATACTGGAAGAACTAACTTTGAACCTTCTCCATATAATTTTGATAGAATAATACAGGCAATAGATACTGACTCATATGTCAAGCAGGCAATGGCTAAATACCAAGACTTGTTTTGGAAAGAGGGTTGGCAGATTGTTGGAGAGAATCCAGAAGCTGTAGCCTACTTGTATCAGAGAATAGATTACATGGAGATGGCTATGAGAAGGCCGTTTTTAGATTTTCTTATTGATTTGTCTGATCAGTTATTTAAATTTTCAAACGTATTTGTTGTTAAAGCTAGAGCAGATCTAGCGGAGTATTTTCCCAAGGCATTAGCACCAGTAGGTGCTGCACAGCCAGTTGTTGGATATTATTTGATACCAACTGAGCAGGCAAGAATCCTAAGAGATAAGCACAATAAGCCAAAAGCGTATCTGCAGAGAACTAACCCAATGACGTATGCGCCTACGGACAGAGATCCTAAGTGGCCAGCTGAAAGTGTTATACATTTATTCTTTGATAGAAAACCAGGAAGAATATTTGGTACTCCATTCTTGGCAAACGTTTTAGACGACGTTGTTGCATTGCGACAGATCGAAGAAGATATTCAAAACTTAGTGCACAGAGAATTATTCCCACTTTATAAGTATAGAATTGGAACAGCAGATCAACCAGCTGAGCCAGAGGAAATAGATCAAGCAGCAGTGGAAATTGAGAACCTTAGAGCTGAAGGCGGTTTAATCCTTCCATTTAGACATGACGTTGAAGTCATAGGATCTCAAAATGCAGCACTTGATGCATCAAACTACTTAAATCACTTTAAGGAAAGAGTTGCAGTAGGTCTAGGAGTTGCACCACACCACCTTGGAATGAGCATGGGCGGTGGCAATAGATCTGCTTCAGAGAGATTAGATACAGCACTGTACGATAAGATTAAGCATTTTCAAAAGCAATTTGCAGAGATGATAAGACTTAATGTTTTTAACGAAATATTATTTGAGGGTGGATTTGATCCGCTAGTTAATCCAAATGATTCGTCTATGTCAGACAGATGCTATTTCAAGTTTAATGAGATAGATGTTGACACTCAAGTTAAGAAAGAAACACATATAATACAAAAGTATGTAAACTCTCTTATTACTCTAGAAGAAGCAAGAATGAAGATTGGCGAAGATCCACAGGTCGATAAAGAAGATTTGTTTATGTCAGCACAGGGTCAGGTTCAGATTGACGTTGGTGCCGCACAAGCAGACACTCAAGCTAAACTCCAGACCAGCAAAGATGTTGTTAAGGATGGAGATAAACAAACTTCAGCATCAAAGGGGCAAAGAAACATGCCTTCAAATAGAAAAGGTGCTGGCAATGTGATGAGACCACAAAATCAACAGGGTCGATTAACTTCGCCCAACATCAAGAGATCAGACTCTGCTTGGATCGGCATGGTTGAAAATCTTCTCGAAGAGCAGTATAATGTAGTGATAGTAGAAGATCAAGAAGATCAAAAACAAGAAAATGTAAATGAGGAAAAAAATGTCAATTAAAATAGTTTCAGATATATCAAAACAATATCTTCTAAAAGAAGATGCCATTGAAGGATTTAAGATAGCAGTAGAAAACGGTCAAACACGTTTGGCTCTTCAGGTGTTAGTTGACATTATCGACGGCATGATGGAAATTTTTAATTATGCTATGGAAGAAGTTTCAGAAGATGACACTATTGTAGAGGTTCCAGTAGCAGTATCTGCTCCAGCTACAGCTGAAAAAGCTGTTGAGATTGCTGAAGTTATTGAAGCTGTTGAAAAAGTTGAAGATAAAAAAGTATCTCCAAAAAAAGCAGTTGAAGTAAAAGAAGATCCTAAACAAACAGCAGAATAATGAAACTTATAATAGGATGTCCAATTTATAAAAGAGATTGGATTTTACCACTTTGGTTTGCATCGCTTGAAAGACAGTCTATTCCTTTGAATAAAATAGGTTTTATCTTTGAAACCTCACCAGACGATAAAGAGACTGTAGCAATGTTAAAGTTGTGGAGACAATATCACCCAGAAATTCCTTTGTTTGAAATAAGGGAACGAAATGATATACCTCATTACAATCATGAAGACAATTCAAGACAATGGACTATTTCAAAATATGAAAACATGGTCAATCTTAGAAACTCTCTTCTTTCAAGAGTAAGAGAACTTCAACCTGATTATTATTTTAGTCTTGATTCTGATATAATATTAAAGAACCCAAATACATTAGAACTACTAATGGCTCACGTTGGCGATACAGCAGACGCTGTTAGTCCATTGATGTTCATGACTCCTTTTGACACAAAATATCCAAGCGTTATGAATTGGACAGACCAAAAAGAGTTTAGGGGATATAGAAAAAATGAATATCCCTTGGGAACTTACTTTAAGTCTGATATAATAATGGCAGCTAAAATGATGTCTAAAGAGGTTTACAACAATGTTGACTACGAGGTACACTCCCAGGGAGAAGACCTTGGTTGGTCAAAGAACGCAGCTTTAAAGGGTTATTCCTTATATTGTGCAAGTTATATATATGCTGCTCACATAATGCACGAGAATCTTTTGTCCCAATTTCAACAAATGGGTGACCAAAGAGAACTTATTACAATTTGAAAACTATATAAAAATATGATATCTTTATATAAAATTGTTTAATGTTATAAAAGTAAATTACTATATATTTCAGGCAATTGAATTATGCGTATATGGAGAACTTAATGAGTTTCGATTTTGTAGAAAATTTCACAGTTAAACTTCCAGATTTTTCAAAAATGGACTTTTCATTTAAGGAATCATCTGATTCTAATCAGGGCTTAATCATTGAGGTTGCAGCTATACATGAAGGTTTAACGCGGAAACTATAATAATTATTCTGCAGAGGCTTTGGAAAAAGCTTTGCAGTCCTGGGTAGAGCCTTACCCTAAGCCTATCATTCTTAATCATGATCTTAACTCTGAGCCTATAGGTAGAGTTATGGCAGCAAGAATGGACAAAGAAGAAGATGGTTCATCTTTTGTTCGTTTGCAAATTGCTATTACAGATCCAGTTGCTGTTCAAAAAGTTATGGACAAGAGATACTTGACAGGATCTGTTGGAGGAAGAGCCGGTAAAGCTGTTTGTTCAATTAGTGGTGACGATCTTGCTAATCTTGATGAAAGCGGAAAGCCAAAGATGGCTCGCTTCAAGAGAGGTCAAGTATACAAGGGCAAGCTTGCATTCATCGATATGCAAGATATATCGTTTAAAGAATATTCTTTTGTAAACCAGCCAGCAGACTCTAAGTCAAGCGTTAGATCTGTTACTACACCAGGCTCGAATGCTGTGTCAACATCTGACTCACAGTGGGTAGCAAGAAGTTCAGCTTTTGTTCTTAGTATGGATAAAGAAGATATTTTCTCTGTAGAAGCTAACGAATCTCTCTTTGCTAATTTAAAAAGTAAAGAATCAAGACCACTTTACCTGCATCTAAAAGGTGCATTTCTTTCTGCTATGGCTATACAGGAAAGCGAAAATTACATTAATACCAATGATCCATTACTATCTGATGGGAATGATAATAAAGATGTCCACGAGGAGAATCTCACCATGAATGAAAACGTTAAGGACGAAGACATTTTGGCTACCGTAGAAGAACTAAGCCAAGATCTGTCAACACTTTCTAATACAAAAGTTGAAGAGTCACAAGATCCAGAAACAGCACCAGAGGATGAAGAAGTAGTTGAGGAAACCCCAGCTACCGAGGCTCCAGAAACTGAAGAGTCAATCAAAACCGAAGAAGATCAAGTAGTTGACGCTCTCAAAAAAGCAAATGAAAAAATTGCTGAACTTGAAGCACAACTTGCAAAAGACTCATTGACAGCACCAGCTGCTAATGAGCAAGAGTCTACTGAAACTGTGGAAAAAGCAGAAGTACCTACTGAAGAAGTGGTTGATTCTACTGATTCCCCAGCCGAAGCAGAAAATCAAGCAACTGAAGAGTCCAATACTAATCTCACTGACGAAAAAGTAGTCTCTGAGCAAGATGTTGACGACGCTACAAAAAAACTTCAAGAGCTTGAAGAAGAAAATAAAAAACTCAAGAGCGCAATGCATAGAACTCTCGTAGAGAGAGTTGTTGATACAAAAATTGCAACTGGAATTGAGTCTCATGAACTTAGAGAAGAACTTATTGGAGATCACTTAACACGTAGTGCTTCTTCATTAGCTGATTCATTAAGAGATCTTGCAAAACTTCCAATGGCTAAATCAGCCAAGGGAACAATGCCAGAAATCAACTCTGAACTTGCTGTAGTCGAAGGTGAAGACAATGTCTACACTCTAGATAAGCAGGAAGATCTAGTTCAAGAAGATGATATAAAAACTCCAGAGCAACTTTTCGTAGATGCTCTCATGGGTCGTCGTAAACTTTAATAATAATACAAGGAGAAAATTAAATGAGTTTAGCAAAATTTCGTAAAGTTGGAACCAAGACCGGATCAGGTCGCTTTGTAGTTTCTGAGGGCATTGCCCCAGCAGCTTACTTGCTTCCAAGCCAGGGTCTCCCAACATGGTACACAGACAGTGAAGATGATCGTTTTGAGATCGTCATTCCAAAGGGAACCATTTTGTCAGTCGTTGCTAATGCAAGCGGCGATGCAATGGTAGTTCCTGCCAATGGTAGCGGATCAAGCGTTACCTGGGGCGATACAATTTCGGGTTGGGATCCACTAGCTGGCGCAACACCTAACGTTACACGTTCAGGTGACACAGTAGCCGTTGCATCCTATTCAACGCCAATCGGCGTTGCCCAGTACGACCTCTACAGACCATTTGACAAAGGCACCTCACAAGGCGCTGGATTCATTACGCACGGATATGTAGAGTATCCAATGGTGACAGCAGTTAATGCTGACGTAACAGTTGGTTCGCTAATTAAAGCTGACCATATGGGACGTCCAGTCAATTTAACTACTGAGTTATGTGGAACAAACCCTTATCTTCAAGTTGGTAAGGTCATAGAGGTAGAAAAGTTTGCAACCAACTTTGATGATGGCTTGCTTTCCTACATGCAACTTCCTTCGGACCCAGGTGCTTTGAAGACCGTATTTGAGCTTACTCGTTCAGGTACATATTCTGGCAAGCTTGGTATCCGTAGTAATTTGGATGTTACCAACGTAATTGGCGCATTCCGCGTTAATCTCACACTTTAATAAAATAAAAAAAGAAAAACACTAACAGGAGGAATAATCCTAAGATGAGCAAAACAATCCAAGAGCTCCTCTCGGGTCTCCCAGCTTGGGAAGCCGCGCTGGCCGAAGATGGACACATTGACGAGAACAACAGAGTAACAATTAAGGAAGCATTTGCATCGTCAGACGCAGCTGCACTTTTCCCTAAGGTTATTTCGCGTACTCTTAGAGAAGCAGCAGAACCACAATTATTGGTTACGCCACTTCTTTCAACAGTCCGTTTAGGAAAAGGACGCTCTTTGGAGTTTCCTGCAGTAAACGCAATTCAAGCTGCTGAGATCCCAGAAGGACAAGAATATCCAGAGCAGGCATTAGCCTTCGCAAAGCAGATTGAGGGTAAGGTATCCAAGAAGGGTGTCAAGCTTTCATTCACTGAAGAAGTCATTGCCGATTCATTATGGGACATCGTAGGTCTCCATGTAAGAGCTGCAGGACGCGCTATGGCACGTCTTAAGGAGCAGATTGCATTGAGCCGTTTCAAAGATGCTGCAACTATCGTTTTTGATAACGATGACGCAGCATATGACGACACAACCGGTCTTGGTATCGAGGGCACAGCCAACGACACCATTCGCTGGGATGACGTCATTGACATGGCAGCAGTACTTATGGCAGAAAAGCATGTTCCTACAGACTTCATACTTCACCCATTGATGTGGTCAGTGTTCCTTAAGGACGCTGTCTTCCACATGGGTGGTGCAGCATCAGCAGTTAATACCAGCTGGGGATACCGTCCTGCTAACGCAGAGGCAGCACTTCAATCAAGTGCCCCAATGGGATTGAATGTTATTGTTTCACCTTTCGTAAGCTTCACAGCTAAGAGTGGTGCAACCCCAGCTAAGTCAGATCTTTTCTTGATCGACCGCAATGAGGTTGGAACCATTCTTGTCAAGGATGACATGAGCACAGATCAGTTCGATGATCCTAGCCGTGACATTCGTCAGATGAAGATGAAAGAGCGTTATGACATCGTAATGCTTGGTGACGGTGAGGGTATCACAGTTGCTAAGAACGTTAATCTCGCTCGCAACTACGAGGTTGGTGTGGTTAACACCATCTAATCTTAGGAAAGTTATAGTTACGACTATCCTAGTGACAGGGGAGTGGCTTTCGAGCCACTCCTCTGTTGTTATTACGGACTTAATTCGTTACTATCTAAGATGAATATTATAAACAGGAGATAGATGTGTCGCTTCCTTTGATCGAATACGCTATTGTCGATAACAATATGGTTGTTATTAGATTTGGCAAAACTATAAAAATCTCTAGTCTTACAAACGCTAACTTTGTAGTA